AAGCAGTATCAGGTTTTGGGGACTCAGCAAAACAAACCGGAGATGCATTAGGCGGATTTGGTAAAGTAATAGGCAATGCTGTAAACATAATATCTGAATTTGTTGTTATCACAATGAAGCAGGCTGATGCACAAAATGAGTTTGCAAAGACAATGAACAGAATGGGTGCTGTAGTTGATACTACGACCCAAGGTTTAGCAGATCAGGCAAGAGAAGCAGGCGCAAGTGCAGGAGATTTACAAGAACTAGCAGTAATAATTCAACAAAGTTCTCAGGCTGTAGCGGCATTTGGTGCAGGTACTTCTGAAGGTACAGCAAAAATGCTGGAAGTCTTCAAGTTATCTGATGAACAAGAAAGAGAAATGCGTAGATATGGGTTAACTCTAAGAGAAGCCCAAGAACAACAAGCATATTATATAGAATTACAAAGAACGGCTGGTATCAATCTTCGAGCCACAGAAATGACTGAACAAGATGTTCGTATAAAGTCATTAAAGTATGCAAAAACATTAACAACACTATCAGAGTTAACAGGTATTCAAGCCGGTCAACTGAAAGAAGAACAAGCCGCAATACAATCAGACTTGCGAAATAAAATTCGTAATATACGTGATCAAAATGATATTGCAAGACTTGAGGAGCAGTTAGCCGGCGATATTACAGCCGAACAAAGAGAACGACTAGAAGCAGAAAAAGCAGCCAAAGAAAATGAAATAGCCGTCCGAACACAATTAACAACCGATCTTTCAGTATTAGGTGCAGAGAATGCTTCTAAATTAATGAATGTTATTGGTACAGGTGCATTTGATGAAAATACAAAGTCTTTAGCCAACTTAGGACTTAATGCCGGAGAACTTGCAAAGAGATTTGAAGGCTTAACTGCCGGTTCAGATGAATACAATGAAGCAGTTTCTGAAACGATCGGAGAATTGGCCGGCGGTGTCAGAAGAAACGTTGATAGATTTGGTAAGTCAATGGAACTTGCCTCTAATATGTCTGAGATCGGAGATGTAACAGGTATCAATCAACGATCTACAGAATTTGCTACATTATTTACTTCTGAAGAAGATGCTAGAAAGAGATTCCTAGAGGCTCAAGAGGGTGTCACAGAGTCTACTGAACGAGGTAAAGACAAACAAAAAGATTTAGTATCAGATTTACAAGTACTTGAAACTGATCTCAGAACAGCCGCAGATGGCTTTTTAAATTCATTTAATCCGTTTACAGGTGGATTAGGATTAGGAACTCTTGCTCTTGCTGGACTTACTACGGCTGCCACTTCTGCCGCATTTGCCATAGGAGGTTTGTCAGGTGGCAAAGGAATTCTAAGTAATCTATTTGGTGGCGGTGGAGGCGCCGGCGCCGGCGCTATGGGACCAAATATGCCAAAAGGCACAGCGGCCTTAAGAGGCGCGGGTAGCATGTTTAAAGGTATGGGAAGATTAATACCTGGTGCAGGCATAGTAATGTCTGGTATCGGCGGTTATATGGCCGCAGAGGATGCAAAAGACGAGGCTGATTTACAACTTAATGAAACATTACTTGATGACAGTGCTACAGATTATGAAAAAGATTTTGCTCGTAAACAACATAAAATAGACACTACACAAGCCAATGCTAAAGGATTCGGTATAGCAGGTGGTGGCGCCGGTGGCGCCCTTGCAGGTGCAGCCGCAGGTGCAGCCTTAGGTTCAGTTGTCCCAATTCTTGGAACAGCAATCGGTGGTATTTTAGGCGCTGCCTTAGGAGCGGCAGGCGGCTCTATGCTTGGAAGTTCGGTAGCAGGAGCCTTATCTCCTGAAGACCTAACAATGTACGGAACAAAGTTAGACGAAGATTCTGAAGAATATAATATGATGTCTGAGGATGAAAGGAAAGAGTATCATAGAATTCAAGACCTAATTGCAGAGCAAACAGCAGAACAAGATAGATTGTCAAAACTCACTTTAGATGAAGCCAAAAAAGATAGAGATGGCCGAGTTCTTTATGAAGAAAAATTCCTTGGTAATAGTAAAGTAGACTTTGACTTGCTCGCCGAAATGAAAGACTCAGGTGAACTAACATCCGACATGCTTGAGGCTATACTGCTGGACAATGATATTAGCAAAGGAACAGAAGACCTCATAAAAAAAGAATTAGACTTACTTAAAAAGAAAGAGGCAAAAGACGATGCAAAAGATAAAAAAGACGAAGCAAAAGTAGCAAAAGTAAAAGAAGAAGAAGTAGGTGGCAGAACATTAGACATGTCTCCTGAAAATCTAGCCAAAATATTTGAGGCAGATTTAAAAGCAACAGCAAAAAGAGATGCAGAAAAACAAGAAGAAAAAGAAAGAGTTGCAGTTGTAAAAGCAAAAGAAGAATCGGTTAAAGAACAAATCACACCTGAAGTTATTGCTAATGCACTCAAAGATACTGGAAGCGGCGCACCTGAAAAACTAGTCAATACAGAAGAACTATTAGCAACAACTCAAGTAGTTGAACAAATGAATGCAGGATCAGTCACAGGAGCACCTGTATTAGAAGAAATCACAACTACAGCAGAACGTATTCCTGTAGATAGTATTTTAGAAGAAGTTAAAGTTTCTGCATCTAAAATGGCAACTCTTATAGAATCACCTGCAATCAAAAAAGCAGTAGATCCATTAGATGAATTAAGAAACATGGATAATGGGTTTGGTGGCACTCTAGGCGGCATGGTCACCAGAGACAACGTGACAGGTGGATATATTGCTACTGGTCAGTTTGGTGCAAGAGATCCGTTAGCAATAGGTGAACCACAGGCATTAACATCAAAGCAATTTGAATCTGAAGAAGAAGCCCTTAGGGCATTAGCCGCTCCGAAAGAATGGGAAGCACAATTACAAGCAGAGTTAGATGCTAACTTTGCTGAGATGATGGCTGAAATAGATGCAAAATCACCTGAAAGCACACCTCTTGTTGATATTAGTCCAGAACCAACTGAAGAAGAATCTGGTAATAAGATGTCGGCTGAAGAGAAATTTGCCCAACAGGGGAATGAATATAATGATGCGTTAGCAGAAAAGATAGACCTACTAATAGCGGCACAAACAGAGAATAATATGATTGCTAAAGGTATTAAAGATGCGACAGTTGAAGGTGCAGAAGCCTCCCAAAAAATTGCAACCAACAGCATGGTTTAACTAAATACATAGTATAAGAGAACCTATAATCACATGGCATATAAAAAGAAATTTCTAAACAAGAGCGGAGTATCAAGCCCGATATCTGGAGGCAACAGTAATTCTGGGTCTTGGAATAGTGGTGCGGACGATGCAGGTTACTCAAACACTGACTTCGGTTACAAGAACTACATGAGTAGACTTCCTGAAGTTTACACAGGACATCCTAACAGAATAGAAAGATACAATCAGTACGAGATGATGGATGTAGATGCTGAGATTAATGCATGTTTAGATATCATTGCAGAATTTAGTACTCAAAAGAACGATCACAATCATACACCATTTAATTTCGAGTTTAGAGATGAACCTACTCCGCATGAGATGGACTTGTTATCTAAGCAGTTACAACAATGGTGTAAGTTAAATGAATTTGATACTCGTATGTTTAAGATGTTTAGAAATGTCATCAAGTACGGAGATCAAGTCTTTGTAAGAGATCCAGAGAACTTTAAACTTTACTGGGTTGACATGGTTAAAGTCATTAAAGTTATTGTTAATGAGAGTGAAGGTAAACTTCCTGAGCAGTATGTTATTAAAGACTTAAACATTAACTTACAAAACTTAACAGTTGCACAAAAAACAAACACAGATTTTGCCGCTAACCCAACAACAGGATTAGGTGGTACTGGTGGCGGTGGCGGAGCAGGTGGCGGCGGATACACAGTCCCATCTATGCCTTATAACACATCAGGTAGTAGATTTACATTAGGACAAGCAGAGTCAGCAATCGATTCTAATCATGTTGTTCACTTGTCATTAACAGAAGGCTTAGATCGTTTTTGGCCTTTCGGACAATCTATCTTAGAGAATGTCTTTAAAGTATATAAACAGAAAGAACTATTAGAAGATGCTATTCTAATCTATCGTGTACAACGTGCACCAGAACGCAGAATGTTTAAGATTGACGTTGGTAACATGCCAAGTCATTTAGCAATGGCATTCGTAGACAGAATTAAAAACGAAATACATCAAAGACGTATACCAAGTATTCACGGTGGACAGTCTGTAGTTGATGCTACATATAATCCATTATCAATGAATGAAGATTATTTCTTCCCAGTTACATCAGAAGGTAGAGGATCATCTATCGAAGTTCTCCCAGGTGGACAAAACTTAGGTGAGATTGACGATCTTAAATACTTTAATAACAGATTAGCAAGAGGACTACGTGTACCTAGTTCATACTTACCCACAGGTCCTGATGACAACACAACACCTTTAAACGACGGTCGTGTTGGTACTGCTATGATACAAGAGTTTAGATTCAATCAGTACTGTGAAAGACTACAGAACTATATCTGTCAAAAACTTGACGATGAATTTAAATTGTTCTTGCGTTGGAGAGGATTTAATATTGATACACAGATGTTTGATTTATCATTTAATCCACCGCAAAACTTTGCCGCATATCGTCAAAGTGAATTAGATACTGCAAGAGTAAGTACTTTTGGAGCAATGGAAGCATTCCCTTATGTGTCTAAACGTTTTGCACTAGAAAGATTCTTAGGATTGACAGAAGAAGAAATCAACAAGAATGAAAAAACTTTGGGCAGAAGAAAACACTGAAGCACAAGACGCAGATCCATCAGGCTCTGATCTTAGAAACATCGGAGTGTCTACAGGAGACTTTGATGCAGATATAGACACTAGTGAAGAAATCGAAAACCAAGAAAACTTAGAAGACTTCGGTGACTTAGATGTAGCCGGCCCAGTAGGCGGTCAAGCATCAACAGCCGCAGGGTCAGTCGACGGTGCAGGAGAAGTTGGTCCCGTTTCGTAAATGAAAATCAAACATATTATTACATCTGGTTGTAGTTTCGGAGATGCATATACTCCTTGGACTTGGCCTCATGTATTAGAAACACATGTTAAATCAATAGACCCTAATGTTACATTCGATCATAGAGGAATGGGGCATCAAGGACAAGAACTCATACAAAAGAAATCAACTAATGCTATTATAGATGCAATAGATAGTGGCATAGATCCAGATGAAATAGGTGTACTTGTATCTTGGAGCGGTAATGATCGCAAGACGTGGTACATAACAAACCAAGACTATATCAATGATATTAAAAAACACTGGAGCACTTCAGGCGGAGACAGTTGGCATGTACAATTTTGTGATCTAAAGAACAGTAAAGAGGGTGTTGAAATCTTACCTTTTAATAATGAGAACGGTGAGTATTATGTTCAATACAATCCTAACGGCGGATGGTATCACTCTGCATGGCATCATAGAGAACCTAAATTTATTAATGATTATATAATGCTTACTGAGGCTATAACAGACAGACAATATGATCGACACAACATTAACTCACTGCATGTTGCATTAGAAAACATGATTATGTTACAGAATACATGTAAAGTACACGGTATTAAATTCTATCAACAATATTATATGGATCACACGTATAAAGATATTGAAGCAGTTAAAGATCATCCTAATTTATCATACTTATATAAGCAACTAGATCAAACTCAACGAGTAAAGCCTGCGATACATGAATATGTGAAACCATTAGGGTTAACTATGTCAGAAGAAGATGTGCATCCTAGTGCAGAAGGACATCAAAAATACTTTGATGACATTCTAAAACCCTTTTTAGAAGAAAAGAACTTCTTTGAATAAATACTCTTATGAAATTATTTGAAATGTTTGACGCGGCAGTACCAGGATACCAAGAAGTTGGTGATGACAACTCCAAACCTATATGGAGAACATCTAGGAAAACAAAACTCACATTAAGTCAAATAAGAAAATTACGTAAAATGTTAGATGTAAGAAATTATGAAAAAGCAAAACATCTAACTAAAGTTAGAAATCAGTACGGAGCGAAGCCAGAAGCAGACGGCGCACCGAGCATTTAAATTTTTGATATTTTTATTAAAACTATCAAAAACACATCTTTTTACCTCAAAACATTCAAAAACGCAAAAAAGTAGTACTTAAATAGTACTTTTTATAACTACACACTAAATATCTCTACAAAGCCATACTTTATTATATCAGGAGAAAAGTACAATGGAAAACAAGAAATTTGAACAATTAATCGATCTCATTATTAATGAAGACGAAGAACAGGCTAAAGAACTGTTCCACGATATCGTAGTATCAAAATCAAAAGAAATTTATGAATCAATCATGGAAGATGAAATGAAAGATTCAGATGACCTTGAAGAAGGCATGGGCGGTCAAGTAGGTGATTTTGCTGATGAAATTCAAGCAGAAGAATCTGGTGTTGCCGAAGATGCCGAAGAAGAAATTGATATTGATTCAGAAGAAGTATTCGACATCGAAGGTGATGACGAAGTAGATGCTACTTTAGATATCGAAGCAAACTCATCTGAAGAAGTAGAAGATGCAGTTGTAAGAATCGAAGACAAACTTGACACATTATTAGACGAGTTTGAAGCAATCATGTCTAAAGAAGATGATTTAGAAGGACGTGATGACGAGATGGATGCAGACATGCATGACATCGAAGATAAGATGGATGACCAAGAAGTAGACGTAGACGTTTCTGTTGATGACGAAGAAGTAGTTGCTGAAGCAATTAATCTTCCTAAAGTAACAGCACATATGGGAGACAACGGTAGTAATACTAAGTCACCAGTAACTGCAAACTCAGGTCAAAAAGGAATGGACTCACACCCAGTCGACTTTGACAAAGGTAGTGATGAAAAAGGACGTACTGCTCCGACTGCTAAAGACGTAGATGGTGCTTCTTCATTCCAAAACGTTCCTGGAAATAACAAGGGACCAAAACTTAGTGCCGCACCAAAGCCCGTGACATCACAGGGTGAAGGTACTAATACTAAATCTGTAATAGATTAAGGAACTGATACAAATGGCTTTGTATCTTAAAGAACACTTATCATTCGACCGTGCTGAAATGATGGTCGAATCGGTAAAAGAAGGTGATTCTAATTTGAAGACTCTTTATATGAAAGGGATCTTCATTCAGGGAGGGGTAAAAAACGCCAATGAACGTGTTTACCCCGTTTCTGAAATTAAAACCGCAGTAGACACACTTAACGATCAAATACAAGAAGGTAATTCTGTATTAGGTGAAGTTGACCATCCCGATGATTTAAAAATAAATTTAGATCGTGTTTCACATATGATTACTAATATGTGGATGGATGGACCAAATGGCTACGGTAAATTAAAGATTTTACCAACTCCGATGGGTCAGTTAGTTCAGACCATGTTAGAGTCAGGGGTAAAACTCGGAGTATCTAGTAGAGGTAGCGGAAACGTTAACGATTTAGATGGCCGAGTCAGT